TGTTTCTTCGATTTGCATACGATAATTTCTTCCTGATCTGAACTCAATAGCGTATTGTTTATCTACTGCGAGCCGCAATAGATTTTTCAATACTTTTTGTGTATTATTTTGTGCCATTTTCAAAAAATCCTATATTTTTGAAAAATAAAACTTCTTTATGTAATAATTCCATTTTATCTTTTAAGTATGGATATGCGGTATTTGTGACCGGACGTACAGTAAATTCAGTACGCGACACACGATAATCAAATGCGACTGATCCTATACAATCTACTCTATTATAATAAATGCAAAATGATCCTGCCACACAATCGTTGATCATCTTTTTCATTAATTTAATATTTTCGGTGTATCGTTCTTTATTGGTAATGCTATTGACTACACTAACCCCATAGCGTTCACGTTTACACAATTCTGCATAGACATACAGCATTTTACGCACATCATTGAGTTGCATCAGCAAGCATCCCCATATTATCCAAGTTTTCTATTTCTTCAAAAACTAAAAGTAATTCTTGATTAAATTCAATGATTGTATAATTTCCATCAATATGTTCGCCATAATTAATTTCAGAACTTACATATTCTAGAATACCAATTTTATTAAATGGTATTCTTGGATTATAGATATTAATTGTGCAATATTCAATTGTATTCAAAATTTCAAATAAGTCTTGATACGATATATCATACGAGAATAAAATTTGTTTATTATGGTTATTATTTTCTATTACTTCGATTATATATTTCTTTTGAATCAAAATATAAACATACTTTTCAAAATGTTGATTATTATTCGTTGGCATAATTCCACCCAGTATCTAAACCACTAAACCACCAGCCTGTTTCGCCTTCTAATAGTTTTTTTGCAGCAATACTATCAGTTAAAATACTTTCGGTATAAATGAGCATATCCCGCTCGAATTGATCGGCGGGAATATAATATACCATTTTATCAGCAGTTATGAACCGCTTGTATAAATCTTTATCCATCATTTAATCCATTCCAACTTGTAACGATAGCAATATAGTCGGTTGCCTTGCATGATATTACATCACACAAGGCATTATGTCAACACATCAAATGATCAGACTGGATCACCTTTTGCTTCATTTTGAATTTCTTCAATTTCTGTTGGAAGTTCAACACAGGTATAAAATACCTTTACCGAATCTTGTCCAGTAGATTGCAGAATGTCAACCAATAATTGACCGCCGTTATGACAATTTTTTTCCATTTCTGCAAGAGTATTGCCTTTTCCATTAGCCATAACACCAGACTGAATCACATCACCGGGAATATACTTTTCCCCTTCCCAGTCTGGTGGCGAATATGCAAGAGCAATAATTGTAATATAAACAAACCAGCCAGTTTCCATTTTTGTTTTCCTTTTGTTGTGTTAAGTTAATACAGAACTACATCTGTATTAACTATCTTGCCTTTATCAAAATATTGATGAACTGCTCGTAGCAATTCTCCCACGTCCATTTTCTTGATTTGTCATATATCACTTCTCGATCTAAGTAAAGACATTTGTTGACAGCCTCTGTCAAATCTTCCGACATATAACCAGTGATTCCGTTTTCAATAATGTCTTTTGGTCCTGTTACTGGATATGCAGCAACAGGTGTTCCACAAGCAAGTGCTTCTATATTGACTACGCCGAAAGTGTCAGCCTTTGATGGAAAAACAAATACAGTTGCTTTCCTGTAGTAATCACCAAGCTCTTTTCCAGTTTTCTTACCGACAAATAAAACATCTGGATATCTCTTTTTGAGTGTTTCAAGATACGGTCCATCACCCACAAGTACTTTTTTAGCATTAGGAATATAAATTGAGCAAAAATCATCAAGACCCTTTTCCTGACTTACTCTGCTTACGCATAGAAGCGTAATATTCTGATCAATATTTGTGCTGGTATTTGATGGATAGAAAATATCTCGGTCAACGCCACGAGTCCATGATCTGATGTCTTGTGTAAAACCCTTATCTTTTAATTCCTGAACCATGCTATCAGTAGTTGTAAGAATAACAGAAGACCCCTGATATAATTTTCGTATTAACTTCCATCCAAGATCAACAGGAATAAATGACCACTTAGCATTGATAAATTCGGGAAACTTTGTATGACACGATGTTGAAAACGGAATTCCTAATCTTATACAAGTTCTAATAAAAGATATTCCAAGTGTGCCTTCTGGTGTTGCAATATGTATATGATCCCACTTTTGTTTTTTGAGAAGTTTTCGTATATGAAACGGATTTGGTAAACCAATTTCAATTTCTGGATAGAACCAAAGCGAAAATCTTATCTTGCAACGGCGAGGATGATAGACATGAATTGTATCACCATTTTTCCTTGCTTGATAAACTAAGTTGGAAAGGGTAGTTACAACTCCGTTTACTTGTGGATGCCAAGCATCAGTAATCAGTAGTATCTTGCTCATATTTTTCCATTCTATATTCTAGTACTTCAAAGCTTCCATCTATATGTTCAAGTAGTGCTGTTCCAGATTCAACCCAATCTCCACAATTCATATATTCTATTCCATTGATGTCTTTTATAGCTGCGACATGAATATGACCACATATAATTCCATCGTATTTTTCTTCAATGCAGTATTCGGAAAGTTTAACTTCAAAGTTATTGATGAAGTTCAACGCTTCTTTGGTATTCTGTTTAAGCCACTTACTAAGGCTCCAATATTCCATACCTAACATATTACGAACTTTATTAAAGTGAATGTTAACCCAAATCATAAAGTTGTATGCAACATCTCCTATGTGCATCAACCATTTATTATCAAGCATCAGCGAATCGAAGAAGTCTCCGTGTATGATTAGATATCTTTTTTCGTTTATTGCTTTATAGTCAATTCGATCAAGAAGTTGTATGTTTCCTATTTCAATGTCAAATTGAAGAAATTTACGAAATGCTTCGTCGTGGTTGCCAAGTATATAATATACCTTCGTACCTCTTTTTGCAGCAGTCAATATACGTCTTATAACATTTGCATGACTTTGTGGGAAAAACCATCTTTTTCTTAGTTGCCATCCGTCTATAACGTCACCAACAAGGAAAAGATTTTCGCATGTATTTGTCTTTAAAAAGGAACAGAGGGAATCTGCTTGACACCCTCTGGACCCTAAGTGTATATCGGAAATGAAAATACTATTATAATGCAAGATATTACCTCTTGTTTTTACTCACTTGATATTTATATAGTTACACGACAGAATCCAATAGACAATGGAATCATAGACCAATATTAAGAAGAACGCAACACATTGCGTTTCGTGCATAGATAATTAATCCATGCACGATACAGGTCGCCATTTTTTCATTTTATCAACACGGTTCAAGTTCCTTACCATATTTTTCAGTCAATTCCGCACGACATTCAGCAGAAATTGATCGGGTCAATGTATGCATCCATTGTGAAAAACTGTATTGATTTCCTTTTGAATCTTTCCATCCATTCTTTTCAAATTCTTCTGCACGTTTGCGATAACGCCGCTCTCTTGCCAACCGCTGCGATTCTCGCACACTCAGCTTTGTTCCTTCTGGATTTCCCTTGCCAGACATAAACACATCAATATCGGTGACGCCACGCCGTGTATTGCACCGCTCACAGGCCATTGCAAGGTTTTCCATATCATCGCTACCGCCTTTTGAACGGGGAATAATATGTTCAACTGTTGCACTATTTGATTTGCCGCGAAGATGTGTAGCATCACAGCCACACCAACAACAATGCCAATTTTGTGCTTCTGCAAGTCGCGTCCGCACATAAATGCGAACAGACAATTCATATTTCAATTCACTATATTTTGGATTACGATACTTTTTCCAAAATGGATCATCCAATGCTGGCGGCATTTCGTGGATGATAAGAGGAAGATTGATTTGCATTTTACATGCTCCAATATGTTTCAGAAGCAGGCGACATATAGATGGGAGTATTGACAGGTTCTTGATAGTCAAGCCCACTCATCAGATTTTTGCGAGTAACTTTCTTTTCCACATTGGCATAGAAATTGGTCGCATCAGTGATGGAATAGTCATCCACATTGATAGCAATTTTTTTGCTATACCGTGTGAGTGCCGCCTTTGCTGCACCTTTGGTAGCATAGGTCTGGCTGTTACGTTCCAGCAAGATCGTGGTATCGGTGTTGTAAACTACAAAAGCCATTTTGCGTTCCTTCGTTTCCATACACATGCATAGCATGATTCGATATGACGTGTCAAACGAAAAAGGCGAGGTTTCCCCCGCCTTTTCTTCTTATTTCAACCACGAAAGATGCAATGCAGTCAGCATAGAACCAAGGGTAAAAATAACCCCATACAATACTGTTTGTGCATTTACACCGCCAAAGACATGCTGCCGATGATAAATCCAACAGATATGACGGCAGAATGAATAATAAATTTCTTTTTCATTTCCATTTTCCTTTTTGTTGTGGTTGATATAACGTTATTATTGGTAGACCCTTTCGGACTCGAACCGAAATATTCAATCTTATGAGGATTGTTCATTCACCAGTTATGATAAAGGTCCACTAATAATAACGGTATTAAGAGAATTGGTAGGGATGGTGGGATTCGAACCCACAATGTGATCATTAATCAGTGAGGCATTTTAAGTGCCTTGCGTTTCAACCAGTTTCGCCACATCCCCGCACGATTTGAGTCTTTTTTATGGTCATACTCAGGACCGTCTACTCTATACTTAATTACATTCTATCTAAGGTGCTTACTTACTACTATCGCGTTTCATCATGTCGTCACTATGGCACAGCATTTTGATTCGGTCAAGCTAGTTTTCAGGCATTGCAGGCTCACCCTGCTTAGATTAATCGCCACGTCATGATTAGCATTCCTCTGGTTTATTTTCTAAGGATTGACCGATTGACGACTTCGGTATGTTTTCGTCTTTCTATGTGTTGCTATACTAATAATAAAATTAGCGTTTTACGGTTGATCGCGAGATTTATACATGAACTTCATGGTAGTCTCCATAGCGTTGCGGTTGACTGATAGAAAACACTGTTATTTTGTTCGGGTGAGCCACGTCCCTACACTATAGGCTCTATTATGAGACAAATTATTAAAGATTACACTAGGGCGAGTCTCGAATTTTAATCATATTTAGTACACCTTGTTTTGCTTTCCGTAAGACAGTTTTAGTCGATTCGGCGGATAGTGTCAACAAGTATTTTCGTTATCGTGTCAGCCCCACAGATAAATCCCAGATGCAACCCAGACCACAATAAGAAAAAGCATACGCCCATTCATATATGCAGTACCGCGAGGATAACCAGATACACGATAAAGATCAGACATTCTTTTATTGTGTTTCCTATTGACAATTGCATCAGCAATCAACAGCAGAAAAACAATAGAAGTAATAGTAAACCCAGAATACGCTACAACAGTTGAAAACATTTTATTTCCTTTCAGATGTTAGAATCGCATGACTACATACAATATATCATGACAGCGAGTGTGCCGCAACAGATTTTTTAGCATTGTCTTACAAAAAGAATATAAAAAAGGGGGCATAAGCCCCCTTGTGTTCTTGTGATTGTTAACTTATTCGGTAACAAGTTCCCGATTTTCGATTTGTTCAGCTTCGGCTTGTTCAGCTTCCATTTCTTCCGCTTCCGCTTCTGCAATTTCTTCGGCTTCGGTCGGTTCACCGATCATCTTGCGACCCGCATCAGTCAGCATATAGCCTTTGGCTGGCCGTCCACGAGTTTCTGCCTTGATATCAAAGGTTTTCAGATAACCAAGTTGAACAAGTTGGTTCATCAACGGGCGAGAAGGAATTTCTTCCTTGTCATCAATAAAGATTGCAGTCAAAGCACGCACGATGTTCTTTTTTTCTGCAAAGAGTGCTTTTGGACCCCGCTTTGTGCCAGTTGCGGCAACTTTTGCATTCTTTTCGATTTCGGCAATCACATTTTCGGTGACAGCATCAACCACGGATTCATCAACAGTGTTCATGTCTATTTCCTCTATATGGGGCATCATCGCCCTTCGGTAACACTCTTTTAGCTCTCGAATCACCCCATGTCAATATGTATTTTCATTGTTAATGCAGATAGTGATACATAATGCAGAACCTAGTTTCGTCGGTATTGTATGAATAACCAACAAAATATAATAAATCTAGTCTAAAAAACGCAAAAAAAATATAAATAAAGTAAAGCGAATTCCAAAGGAGAGACAGATGGCTATTCAAAACTTAATTAATATGAGTGTTCCCACTGATGCAAGAACAGGTGCTTTATTAATGCCTAAATTACAAAATCGTTTTAGAGTTTCATTTGACTTTGATTCGGGTAGATATATTACTGGAAACGCAGTTAGCGTTACTAGACCAACATTAGCATTTGATCCCATCACACTAGAAGTTTATAATTCAAGAGTATATATTCCCGGTAAACATACATGGAATACAGTTGATGTTGTTATACGCGATACAGTATCAAATAATACAATTAAACAAATTGAAGGTCAATTAACTCGTCAAATTGACATGGCTACACAAAGCGTTCAACGTTCTGCATCTGCATTCAAATTTCAAACAACAATTGAAACATTAGATGGTTCTAATCCAATCGGCGGAAGTATTCCTACTACTAGTATTTTAGACACTTGGTCATTACTTGGATGTTATATTGAAAATGTTGCATACGGCAATAATGATTATGCATCGTCTGATCCAATTACAATTACGATAACTCTAAAATATGATAATGCAATTCATGCTCATGCTGGCGTTCCTGATGGTCTTTCTGCGACTAACTTTACCCCAGATTTTGGAATTTTATCAACTGGTCAGGGTAATATACCGCAAGCTGGTAGAGCTGGTTTCTAATATATTAGAAACTATTTAAATATGGGAATTAGCCTTTCAGAAATTTATGGAAATCTAGGAATTACGACAACTGATCCAGTTATGTCGAAAATTCCTAGATTTAAATTCAACTTTTTACTTGAAATACAATTAGGCAATAATTCAAGTGGCGTTATTAAATTTGAACGTGTTCGCACAGCAACCTTACCTGAAGTTTCATTTGATACTAAAATTATGAATCAATATAATGTAAAGCGAGTAGTGCAATCAAAAATGAATTATGGAACATGCACCGTTGCATTTTATGATACATATGATAATGATTTTTTAACAAAAATAGCAATTCCTTATTCTAAAAATTATTACAATAATGGCGACGGACTTAATAAAATTAGTGATACATTCGCGACTACTGATTCTATAACATCTAATGACAATGCAATTATTGGAAATTTCGGATTAACTACCACCACACCAGCAAATAGATATTTTATTCCTGAAATTAGAATTAAAAAAGTAGGTCCAGATGCTAATATTTTTGATCATATCATGAAAAATTGTATGATAACCAGTATAGCAGGAGATACAATGGATTATGGTGATAGTCAGCCTGTGCAATTTACCGTAACCTTTCAACCGGAAAGAATGGAATTAACTAGTAATCCAAATTCAACAACTAGATAATAGCATGGCTCGATTCCATCAAGGCCAATACGAAATAAAAAATCCAAGCAAATATTTGGGAAAAAAAATACCATATGCAAGATCATCTTGGGAATTCAAAATGATGGATTTTTTTGATAATAATCCGAGTATTATTGGTTGGGCAAGTGAATCACATCGTATCCCGTATGTTCATCCATTTACTAAAAAGATAACTACATATGTTCCTGACTTCTTTGTAGTATATAAAAATGCACAAGGAATCACCGTAGCTGAAATGCTAGAAGTAAAACCAAGTTCACAAATTTTAGAAAATGCAAAAAAGAAAAGTGATGTTATTGCTGGAGTCATTAATCAAGAAAAATGGAAAATGGCAAAACAATGGTGTGATCAGCAAGGAATTGGATTTAGAGTTGTTACGGAACATGAAATTTACAGAAAGTCTGGAAAGAACAAATGACAAAAAAATTAGAAGATTTCTTTAATTTAAGTAACGAAGAAGATGATATACATATATCAGATACGTTAGATATTGAAGTAGTGAATGAAAAAGAAAAAGAATTAATAACATACGATTTCACAGAATTATCTGGTGTATTGAGCGAAGTAGATAAAATTGATCAAGCATTGGGTCCAGTAAAAGGATTAGAAATATTAGATAGTGAAATGGATGCATTATCTAAACGAGCTATGGAAGTATTTGAATTATTGATTGATATAGGTCAAAATGTCGAAGATAAAAATATTGCTCCTGTATTTGACGCTGCATCAAAAATGTTAAGTGGTGCAATTTCTGCAAGCCAAAGCAAGATGGATAGAAAATTAAAAGCAATTCAATTGCAGTTACAGAAAGCAAAATTAGATCAAGATCAAGAAAAATTTGAATGGAAAGTAAAAGAACGTAAGAATAATGGCGATGATGCAGTTCCGATTGATGGCACATCAGAAAGAATTTCAATATCTCGTTCTGACCTAATTCGTGAAATTCTTGATAAAAAACAATAAATAAAAGAAAAGAGGATTTTACGCCATGAAAAGACTACAACAATATCTTATGGAATCGCAAAAAACATACGAATTTCGTATGAAAACTATTGTAGAACTTACAGATGATCAACTAGATAAACTTGAAAATCATTTAAGAAAGTATGAAGCGTATGACATAGAAACACCTAAAAGAACTATTATGCAAAGTGCCCCACTAGATTTTTATAATAGTGGTGCATGTGAAGTTTATATTATTGATTTCAAAACAAAACTACCAGTCAGTCCACAAATTTTACTTAATGAAATAGTTTCAAAATTGGGAATTGGCGAGGGAAATGTTCGCATTCGTAATAGAGCAGAACCACTTGATGAAATAGATACAAAATATCTTGAAGATAATGGAAAAGATACTAGTAAAGAAAAAAAGAAAAAAGCCCTATTGACTGATCCAGACTATAAAGAAGTTAAAAATCCAAAAGCCGATGATTATCATGGTGAAAAACATAAAACAAAGTTTATGCGTGAACTAGAAAAAGCTAGAAAACCATTAACAACTGAATACAAGATAAAGAAATAATAGGAGATTATCATGTCAATAGATATTGAATTAATAAAAAAATTAGCAGGACTATTGAATATGAATTCTGTTGTTGCTAATAATACACCTGCAGTAATTGAGCCAGAACAGTCTGCCCCATGCGGTTGTGATGCAGAAACAAGTGGTAGTAATATGCGTAAATTCATAGATGCTACTACATTTGAAGAAATTGATGAAGAAGATGAAGATGGTGAATGGGCAAATAGCACTGATCATTTTGATGGTAAACGTCGCGATCATGGACAACCAACTGGTGCAGTAGTAGATACTAGCCTTCGTAGGCATTTAGGGGCAAAAGCAATGCCTGTAAGAATTGAAGAATCGGATGAAAATTCAGAAGAAGATGAAGAAAAATCTGCGGAAGAAGAATTAGATGAAGCCTTTGTTAATGAAGATATCAAAGATAAATTAAAAATAATGACATTGCACGGTATGCATACTACTGAGAGCATGATAGAATCATACAAAAGACACAAAGACAGAACCAAAGAGCGTCAGAAACAACGTATTAAAAATAAAGCAAAAGATAAAGTAATAGCAACTGTTGGTGGTGGAAACCTTAAAGGAATGGCATCGGTTGAAGAAGCTTCTGTTCCCGTTCAAAAAGTTGCAAAACTTCCATCATTGCCAAATAAAAAAGCATATGATATTGAAAAAGCAAGCGAAACCAAGAAAAAAGTATCGTTGAAACCAGAACCTTGGAAAAATAAAAAAGAAACTAAAGAAATGGTAAAAGAAAGTGTCGATCTTATCAAGTTGAAAAAGAATGCTGGACTCCTTTAAGGGGTTCAGTTTCTAAAGGAACAACATGCCATTAGTCAATGATATAGTAAAACAGCCAAATCGTGAGGAATTATTAAGTGCAGCAGAAATAAGAGAAATCGCATTATGCACAATGGACCCAAAATATTTCATAAAAAATTACTGTTATTTACAACACCCTACTAAGGGCAAAATGAGATTCTTATTATTTGAATATCAAGAAAGATTAATTGATGTGTATCATGGATATAGAAACAATATATCCATGCTTCCACGTCAAAGTGGCAAATCACAATGTGCGGCTGCATATCTATTATGGTATGCTATGTTTAATCCTGATAGCACAGTATTAATTGCAGCACACGTTTTCCGTGGTGCCCAAGAGATTATGAGCAGAATAAGATTTATGTATGAAAATATACCAAATTTTATTCGTGCAGGTGTCAAAGCATATAATCGTGGTAGTATTGAATTTGATAACGATAGCAGAATAGTTGCACAAGCCACGACTGAAAATACTGGCCGTGGTATGTCAATTTCATTAGTTTATCTAGATGAATTTGCATTCGTTCCGCCTAACATTGCAAGTGAATTTTGGACTTCTCTTTCTCCAACACTATCAACTGGTGGTAAATGTATCATTACTAGCACCCCAAACCAAGATAATGATCAATTTGCACAAATTTGGAAACAAGCAAATAAAACATTAGATCAATATGGAAATGATAGCGGAATTGGTGTAAATGGATTTAAACATTATATTGCTCATTGGAATGAACATCCAGATCGTGATGAAAAATGGGCAGAAGTTGAACGTGGAAAAATTGGCGATGAAAGATTTATGCGTGAGTTTGAATTAAAGTTCGTTGCATATGATGAAACATTAATCAATAGTATATATTTAAGTAATATGAATACACAACGTGATCCTTACATGAAATTAGGCGAAGTTCGATTTTATGAACCAATAATAGATGGTCATATGTATTTGGTAGCATTGGACCCAAGTTTGGGAACAGGCGGGGATAATGCAGCAATACAAGTATTATCGTTGCCAGATTTGAAACAGGTAGCAGAGTGGCAACATAATTTGACACCAATAAAAGGTCAAATTATTGCATTGAAAACAATATGTGATTACATTTATAATAAAGCACCAAAAAGTGAATTATATTATAGTGTAGAAAATAATACAATTGGTGAAGCAGCTTTGGTTACTATATCTGAAATGGGTGAAGAAAATATACCCGGCGTATTTTTAAGTGAACCTAAGAAAAAGCAGAGTGTTCGCAAATATAGAAAAGGTTTTACAACAACTCATAGTTCAAAAATATCAGCATGTGCTAAATTAAAACAATGGATTGAAACAGACAAAATGAATGTATCTAGTAAAAATTTAATAAATGAATTAAAAACATTTGTGGCTAGTGGAACATCATATAAAGCAAAACAAGGCGAAACTGATGATCTTGTAATGTCACTAGTATTAGCTATTCGTATGGTATTAATTGTTAGCAAATATGAAGAAGATACTTTTGAACAAGTGAGAGAAACATTTGATGATGAAGATTATGATACACCAATGCCTATGGCATTTCTATAAATAATACCAAATAAGGATAAAATTATGGCTATAGATGTTGCAAAAATTTCTGAAAAGATTTTCAAAATAATGAAAGCATACGGACATCAATTATCTCTTTTCACAGATGATGGAAAAGATACACTTGATCCAACTGAGGCAAGAAGATTTTATTCAAAAGATAAAAATATTATGATAAATTTTGAAACTAGTGCTGAAAAACATATTATTAAAGTTAATGTAGGTGGTAATATTGATTTACAAGATTTAAAGCCGTTACTGGGTAGTGTCCGTAATTTAGCCAATCAACAGGCATTGACATATTCTTTAAGAAAATTTGGTCACAATATTAAACCAAAAGATTTTGTCTATCAAGCTGAACAAGAAAAACAAATTTCTGAATCATTTTCTAAGCCATATGGAACAATAAAAACTTCAAGACAAAAATTTGAAAATGCAACATTATATATTAGACACAGTAAAAAAGTTGATGAAGAAATAAGAGGAAGTCGTTCCCGTAATATACATGCAATATTTGTAGAAAATTCAAGTGGAGAACGCTTTAAGTTTCCATTCAATAATATTAATGCAGCAAGAGCAATGACAGTTCATGTTAGCGAAGGTGGTACACCGTATGATAATATTGGTAAAGGAATTATCCATCTGTCAGAAGAAATTGAAACACTAAAAAAATTCAAAAAGAAAAATAAAACTTTACAAGAAACATCAGATGAATTTATTCAATATGTTTCTGAAAGAATAAACACAATTGGACGCCAATTTACTCAAATGAATAATCATAAAGGATATAGTAGAAATATCGAAACATTTATGACAGAAAATAATATTGATGAAGTTGATGATTCTATATTTGAAGAATTTGGTATAACTTTTAACGAAGATGAAAATAAATCATTTGTATTTAATATAGCAAAAAAACTTAAAGAAGATAAAAAAACAAGTTCGCGAATAGAAGAATTTGTAAGAGATATATTAAATGGAAAAAAGATAGAATTCGCCCGATCATCATTTGATTCTGATCCAAGAAATCCAGATAATTTTGAATATAAAACAGAAGAGGCAAGACTTTCTGCATGGTTTGGATATTTTTCAAAAAATGCAAAAGATGAACAAATAGCTGATATTATGGCACAACTTAGTGATGACGTATATCAGTTAAATAAAAAACATCTAGACCTTGCAAAAAAACTATTGACATCACTGATGAATGGTGCTATAGTTACATCACAATCAAACAAACAAGATGGTTTGTTAGAAAGCATTTCCCAAGAACTCGATGATAAGTTATCCACTATTTGTGGAATTTATTTAGACTAATCTTGGTAAACCGATTTTATTAGTTGTTCGGAGAATACAACTATTTTTATCTAACACTTGACTAACACTTAGGAGAATAATTATGTCAACATTAGCAGAAATCAGAAAAAAATTACTAGAACAAGAGAACCGTTCAAAAGGAAATAATAGTGGATATGCAGATACTACACTATATCCATTTTGGAATACAGATGTAGGAACAACAACTACAACTAGATTCCTACCAGATGGAGACGATTCAAACGTATACTTCTGGAAAGAACGTCAAATGATCAAGATTCCTTTCAGTGGAATTAAAGGTGGAGACGAACACAAGCAAGTAAAAATTACTGTTCCTTGTGTTGAAATGTGGGGAGATCGTTGCCCAATTCATGACGAAATCCGTCCTTGGTTTAAAGACTCGGCTATGGAAGAAATGGCAAAAACTTATTGGAAAAAGCGTAGCTTTGTGTTCCAAGGTTTTGTAGTAGATTCTTCTTTAAAAGAAGAAAATATTCCAGAGAATCCTATTCGCCGCTTCTTGTTTACTTCTGAAATATTTAATATTGTCAAAGCAGCACTGATGGACCCAGATTTTCCTGAAATTCCAACAGATTATGAAGCTGGAACCGATTTCAAACTAGCCAAAACTACAAAAGGCCAATATGCAAATTGGACAACATCTTCATGGGCGAGACGTGAACGTAGCTTAACTGATGTAGAACGTGATGCAATTCAAACTCACGGTCTATTCAATCTTTCCGAATTCTTGCCAAAGAAACCCGGTGAAAAAGAACTTCAAGCAATCTTTGATATGTTTGAAGCAAGCGTTGATGGTCAACTTTATGATCCTGAACGTTTTGGTGAATTTTATCGCCCCGCTGGCATGGCAGGAATGACAGACAATCCAAATAATAGTGAGGAAGCTGGAGATGAGCAATTGTCAAAAGTAAAACCATCACAAAAACCTGCTGCAAAAGTTGTAGAAAAGCCAGTTGAACAACCAGTTGACAATTCTACAAAGCAAAGTGCCCAAGATATTCTTGCAGCAATTCGTAACCGTAAATCTTCATAAATTGTAGATTTCTTATAGTCAAGGGGTAATTCCCTTGACTATCTTAATTATTAAATAGGAGAAAATATGGTAAAACCATTTGATATTTCGCGGTTGCGAAAAAGTTTAACTAAAAGTGTTCCGGGAATGAGTGTTGGGTTTCGTGATCCAGATACATGGATTTCAACAGGTAACTACACACTAAACAAACTTATTAGCGGAGACTGGCATAAAGGTGTTCCTCTTGGTAAAGTTACAGTTTTTGCAGGCGAAAGTGGTAGCGGTAAATCATTTCTTGCAAGTGGTAATATTGTAAAAAATGCACAAGAACAAGGTATTTTTGTTATATTAATTGACAGTGAAAATGCACTAGATAAAACTTGGTTAAATGCGTTAGACGTTGATACATCAGAAGATAAATTGCTAAAATTGAATGTAGCAATGATTGATGATGTTGCAAAGATAATCTACGATTTCATAAAAGAATATAAAGCAGACTACGCAGATAAACCTGATGCAGAACGACCAAAAGTATTATTTGTTATAGATAGTCTTGGTATGTTGCTAACTCCAACCGATATAGATCAGTTCTCAAAAGGTGATCTAAAAGGTGATATGGGTAGAAAACCAAAAGCATTAAAGGCATTGGTGACAAATTGTGTCAATATGTTTGGCGATTATAATATTGGATTGGTTGCGACTAATCACGTTTACGCATCACAAAATATGTTTGATCCTGACCCAGTAGTATCTGGTGGTAGTGGATTTATTTTTGCATCTAGTATTCTAGTTGCTATTAATAAATTAAAACTTAAAACTGACGAAAATGGGGCTAAAACTACAGACGTTCAAGGTATTCGTGCAGTATGTAAAGTAATGAAAACTAGATATGCTAAACCATTTGAAAAAGTTGAATTAGAAATTCCATATAGTACAGGACTTGATCCATATAGCGGAATGTTTGACTTTTTTCAAAAAGCTGAATTACTTAAAAAAAGCGGAAACAGATGGGAATACATCAGTGAAAGCACTGGAGAAGTAATAAAGTTATATGAAAAAGAATGGAATAGAAATACTAATTCTTGTTTAGATACAGTTATGTCAGAATTTGACCAACTTATTACTCTTTCATTGGGCAACAATGTCGAAACAGTTTCAGAAGAAATTGATGTAGAAAATCAATCTGAATAAAAAAACAACAAAAACATATATAGATGAACGGGATTTATTCCCGTTCATTTGTATTATAAAGGAATAAATATTATGATTGATAAAGAAATTAGTCTGTTCTTGGAAATATGGGATACTGTAAAAGTTTATATTCCAATTAAAGAAAAACAAGAAGCAGCACAACATGTTTTGCAAATGTTAGATGAATATGGAATAGATATAGAAGAACATAAAATTGAAATGTCAGATCACTGTTCTATTTTGGAGAGTGCAATTAAAGATATTTTAGCTGGATATGATGATATAGAAGACGATATGGAATAAAAAATGAGTGGATGGCTACAAAAAGTTAGAAATAATATGAATACCATCGTAGATGCAATTTCATATTATGAAAAAGAAATCTCAGAAGCAAGAAAAGATATTAGTTTAGCAGGAAATGTTGAAAGAAATGCCAGAGACATGCCCGGAATAGTTGAATATAGATTTTATCAATTACAAGAGATAGAATCTATACTAGAATATCTAAATATTGAATTGAGAAAAATGCGTAGTCATTCATTTAAAAAATTCTTGGAACATTATAATAAACAATTATCAAGCCGTGATGCTGAAAAATATATTGATGGTGAACCAAATATTGTAGACATGACACACCTAATAAATGAATTTGCATTAGTGCGTAATAGTATGCAGGGAATTATAAAAGCACTTGAACAGAAATCATTTTCTATTAATAACATTATAAAATTACGAGCAGCAGGTCTCGAAAACATAGAACTATAAACTAGTTGACAACATACTCAGAATCGGTTTACAATGTGTTAAGCCTGATTCTGGAGTATACTATGACCTGCAAGACACCAAACATCCCACATACGTTAAAAATGCCAATGCCGAATAACCCATTTCGGGTTATGGATCATGTTGGCGTTTTGGGACTGGATTATGTTCTTGGTATTTCTGATGCAATTTATACGGTGCATGGATACAAACAGTTTGTAGATAATGCATCAGAAGTTATATCAGTAATATCTTCCCTTGTTAATAACAGAGGTACTTCTTATTGTGTCACTGATCCTGCTATCATGAAAGAACGTAGAGAATTCTTATCAAACGAATATGTGATGAAAACAATGGAAGGAAAACTATCACAGTTTGACTTATCATTCATCAACATTTTGTCTGATGAAAAGTTTGACGAAATGATGCGAGCAAATCCGAATAAAATAACTTTGTCTAATAATAGTTTCAAATCATTGGCCGCAGCATTTCCAAAAGTATATAAAGAAACAAAAGAACGCACATATTTCAATGATGTGATCAGTGAGGTTGCATCAAAAAGTTCATATGTAGGCGACTTGAAAAGTCGTTATAATTTTAAACTTAAACTTTTATCAAAACGATTTGTGTCTGATAAGGGATTTTGGGTTGTCAATGCTCTTAACGAAGAAAAAGATATTGTTACATTTTTTGATGCAAAGGCAACATCTGATCCAACATGCGATTTATACAAAATTAAAGTAGGTGACATGTTTAAACTTAGAGGAACTGTAGTTAAGCACAATTTCTCAACTTACACCAAATGTAAAGAAACACGGCTGTCTAGGATTGTTTATTCTTGACATCCCACGATGATTCGCGTAATGTCACTTCATGACCAAATGAAAGGGACACTACACTATGACTAACAAAGTTCGAATCCATGATGGCCGTGTTCGTAACATCACCATCAAAAACATGACGTTTGGCCTGATCCAAGGTCTTAAGACTGGCAATTCTGGTTCGTGGATCACGGTTGACCCGCGTTCTGCTGAAGGAACTGGTTCTGATGCGATCAAGGCTCTTGGTGCAACGGTAATTCGTGTCAAGGTTGATACCAATACTTGTTTTGAAATCTTCGATACTGGTTCTACGCCTTCCGCAGAATCTGCGTTTGTCGAAGAAATCGAAGAAACTGATGATGAAATCATGGAACGTCTTCGTGAACGGTTTGCAATCCTTGAAGAAATGACTGGTGCATGTGTTGATGGTACGATTCGCGGCATGGTTGTTGCAGGTCCGCCCGGTGTTGGCAAATCCTATGGCATTGAAAAAGTCATTGATATGGCCCATGTGTGCAGCACTATCGGAAACGGTGAAGCAAAGTTTGGCATGGAAAAGGGTGCGGCAACTCCGATTGGCCTTTACAAGATGATGTTTGAATATTCTTCTCCCGGTTCTGTCTTGGTTCTGGATGATTCGGATACCATCCTGTTCGATGATACGTCGTTGAACTTGCTGAAGGCTGCACTGGATAGTGGCAAGCGTCGTCGAATTTCGTGGCGGTCTGAAAGCCGTGCATTGGAAAATGCTGGTGTTCCCGATAGTTATGATTTTGAAGGATCGGTGATTTTTGTTACCAACCTCAAACTTGAAGCTGCACGGGGCAAGATTGGTGATCACATGCAAGCCCTTTTGTCTCGCTGCCATTATCTTGATCTGACTATCAATACTACCCGTGAAAAATTCCTTCGTTGTAAGCAAATCATTCAAGATGGTATGCTTGCTCGCTACGGGTTCAATGAAGAACAAAAAGATGAAATCTTGAATTATGTTTATGATAATCAGGATCGTCTGCGGGAATTGTCGCTTCGCATGGTTTCCAAGATTGCCGACCTGTATAAGATGTCTCCTAAGCGGTGGAAGCAATTGGCGGAAAATACCTGCATCCGCTAATACCGCTTGACTTCTGGCAAAACTAATGCTAATATGTGGGGTAGCAAATAACTGCTACCCCATTTTTTATTTACAAATATGTGGCAAGGACAGGAATAACGAAAGTAATAATGACAATAGCAAAAATAATATTAAAAAATGAAGTTGCTTGTAGTATAAATGGTTTAGACTTGGACACTAGAAAAAAATTATCAGAGAAATATAGTTTTTTTGTTCCTCATGCCAGATATTCCCCAAGTTTCAAATTAGGACGTTGGGACGGTAAGATAAATTTCTTTTCTATAGGTGGAAGCACATATAATAATTTATTAGAAGAAATAGTTCCTGATCTGATCCAGAGCGGATACGAGGTAGACATAGAAGACAATCGGGTTGCCGCCAATATAGGCACACTAGAACCAGTTGAACGAAACACATTTGCCCATATAATTTGGCCCGAGGGACATCCCTTTGAAGGCAAACCAGTAGAACTACATGATCATCAGATAAATGCGATCAATCAATATCTAGAAAATCCACAATGTATTCAAGAATTAAGTACTAGTGCGGGAAAAACTATTATTACTGCTGCATTAAGTCAACGTATTGAGAAATATGGCAGAAGCATTGTAATTGTTCCCAACAAAAGTTTAGTTGAACAAACGTTGGCAGATTATGAAAACTTTGAATTAGATGTTGGTGTTTATTATGGCGACAGAAAAGATTTAGACAAAACTCATACGATATGCACTTGGCAAAGTCTAGAATCACTTGAACGGCAGAAGCGGGATGAAAAGCGATCAGATGCAGTTGAAGAATTTGTTTCTGGTGTATGTTGCGTGATTGTGGATGAGGTTCACGGTGCTGATGCAGCGGCATTGAAGCGGTTATTATCTGGTCCTATGGCTAACATTCCGCTGCGATGGGGTTTAACTGGTACTATACCTAAAGACCAAGGATCACAAATGTCAATCAAGGTAAATCTTGGTCCGATAGTAAACAAAGTAAAAGCATCTGATTTGCAAGAATTAGGAATTCTTTCTAGTTGTAATATAAATGTATTACAGACACAAGAAAATATTATTTACAGTAATTACCAAAGTGAATTAAGCTTTTTGGTTACTGATCCTGTTCGACTAGATTGGATGGCAGAAAAGATCAAAGAAATATCATGTAGTGGTAACACATTAGTTTTAGTTGATCGTATAAAAACTGGTGAAGAACTGGTTGCTAGAATAGAAGATAGTGTTTTCGTCAGTGGCGAGGTAAAGCAGAAGAAAAGAAAAGAAGAATATAAAGACATTAATTTAGGTGAAGGCAAAATATTAGTTGCAACATTCGGCGTAGCCGCAGTTGGCATTTCTATAACAAGATTACACAATGTAGTTTTGATAGAACCGGGAAAAAGTTTTGTAAGAGTAATTCAAAGTATTGGCAGAGGATTACGAAAAGGATTTGACAAAGATCATGTTAATATATGGGATGTTTGTGCAAATGCGAAATACAGTAAAAAACACCTTACTGAACGTAAAAGATTCTATTCAGACGCAGAATATCCTTTTACTATAAAGAAAATTTACAGATAACAAAGGAGAAATAAAATTAAAGTATTAACTTTAGAAAACACCACATTAGAAATAGATTATGTTCCTGAGCAAATAGATGATATAAGATATAGTGTGCTAGATTATAGCGATAAAAAGAATGCTGATTACATTTTTCAACCATTAGTATTCTTAGAAATATTTACATCACCAGCCGCAGTAATAAGTATTGGTCCACATGTAATAAAAGTTCCACTTGACTGGAGCATAATTATATGCGAAAGTGATGCAGGCGATCCAGAAGTAGTTCCTATTACTTCATTAAATGATCGTGGTTTTAGTGCATTTTGCTTTAATCCGTTAACCGGATTTTTGCCAGACTTCATGGAAATCAAAATTCTAAACATATATAACGAAGTAAAATGGTATATGCCGAAACTAAAACAAGGACATTTTTTATCAGTTCCGCTACAAGATAAAAATAATCCAATATGTGCATTTTTTATAAAAGAAACAGCAAAAGTTCCAGACGTATTGGACATAAGGGATTTATGGTGACAATAGATAAATTAGATATTAAACAAGTATTGGGTGCAGTAGACAATAGAGATTTTGAATGGATCAATACATTGTCTGATGAAGATAAAAAGAAATTATCAGTATGGCAAATAATGAGATTTGTTAGCAGTTGCGACTCTTCTAATAAAGAAATAACTCGCCATTATCTTCAAATGACTAATGATATTGTTAATACTCATTTCAATTCGTTGAGACTACATCCAGAGTTGCAATTTAGATTATTGCAAGTGTGTGGTATTGGATCAAAACAATACCACGCATGGATTGCACCAACTAAAAAAGAAAAAAGTAACAAAGTAAAAAATTGGCTAGAAAGTCAGTTTCCAGAATATAACGATGATGAGATTGATTTGTTGTTTAGAAATAATACAACAAATGAACTCAAATCATTTGCTATGGAAAAAGGACTACAAGATAAAGAAATATTAGATATATTTGGAAAGTAATATGTATACCTGTGATAAATGTAGTAAATCTTTTACAAGAGAAGGATGGTTTAAGAAACATGTATGTGGTGATACCATTAAAGTCTCTAAAAAAATATCAGTTGAAACAGAAACGTTTGTGTGTGAATATTGTGATAAATCATTCACTCGTGAAGGATGGCTAGAACGCCATATGTGTGACAAGAAAAAAAGATTTTTTGAAAAAAATGATAAAAGTGTAATAGCTGGATTTGCTGCATTTAATTATTGGTATAAAATAGCAATGAATGCAAAAAAAGATAAAACATTTGAACAGTTCAACAGTAGCAGATACTACAAATCTTTTGTTAAGTTTGGAGAATACATAGTCACGTCTAAGATAACTGATTGGGAATCATATGTTAGATGGTTATCGCAAAATAATACAAAATTGGAAGATTGGGCTAAAGATTCTATAGTAAACCAATTTTATATTATGCTAAACAAAATAGAATCTCCTGATCGTGCAGTTGAAAAATTTATATTAGTTGCAGAAGATTGGGGAGATAAGACTGGATATCATTGGAGTGATTTCTGGGAGAAAGCAAATCCATATCTTATACTTGACTATATAAAAGAAGGAAAGATAAGTCCATGGATATTATTCTCATCAATTACTGCACAAGAATTCGTAGATAATTTACCAGACGAAATGGTTCATATTATTATAGAAAATGTAGACGTTGATTTTTGGAAAAAGAAAACTAAAAATAACAAGGAAGATGTAGAATGGATAAACCAATTACTGCCATAATATCAACTGATATTGATATTGATACACCAGATAGAAATAGTTTACTAAATCTGTTTCCTCATACTCCTGCTATGATTATTCGTAACAATAGAAAGGTTAAACACAACACTGGTGTTTACTTTCATAAAGTTCCGGTTGATCCATATACCGGATATTGCAATGTGGACTATGAAACTGCAGAAGATTTAGGATTTTTTAAGTTAGATATTTTGAATTTGAATATTTATAAATCAGTAAAAAATGAAGAACATCTATTAAAATTAATGAATACAGAACCAGTATGGGAACTATTATCTAGTGAAGAATTTTGTGATATGTTATTTCAATTAAAAGGACATCATGGCGTATGTGCAACAATGAAACCAAACTCCATAGAGCAGTTAGCTGCAGTTTTAGCCATGATACGACCATCAAAAAATTATTTAATTGGCAAAGATTGGGATACCATATTTGCAGAAGTATGGGTTCCACCAGAAGATGGAAGCTATTATTTTAAAGCATCCCATTCTATAAGTTATGCAATGACAGTGGTTGTTCATATGAATTTAATTTGCGAAGAAGTTATGTAGTAGGTAATCTTCGTATAAGTTGTATGTTTCTTTTTTTACTTCTTTTAATCAATAAATTTCTTAAAGAAACTGAAGGACCATATAATATTTCAAAGTCCTTATTAGAAAAACTCATCAATGAATATTTAAATAATTCAAATCTTTTGCCCATTATAATATTAATTGGTAAAAGTCGGTTGGTTTCCCACCACCATTCGCTTCCCAATTCTATGAACTTTAGTTTTTCTTCTTCTGTTTTAATTAAATGATAAACGTATATACTTGTTACAGTTATATCAGTATTTTGTATAATACCGATATATTCATTTTTTCCACATTGGGCTACGCTTAGAAACGGAAATTTATCCGACAAAATTTTATATTGTTCAATGTTAGACATTATTGTTTTAAATTCCTTTTAATAAATATATCTTATAGGAGTATGCACATGGCACAACGAGAGATCGCATCTGGATTTATTTATCCACAAACCGCAACTGTCTTAACTGGGACTACTAGATTTGGAAAAGATGCACATACACCTTTCCGCATATTGAAAGGTGTCGATACTAGTATTCAATTTTTTATAAAAAGCCAAAACGGTAAAAGTGTAAAGTTAAGAAATAAAACTTTTTTTGCAACTATAATCAAGGCAACCGATAAAGATATATTAGTTTCAAAAGAAATGAAAGTTGTCGATACAGAAAATGGAATAGCAAAATTAGTAATAACTGCAAATGATACTATACTATTTAACGTAGGATATTACGATCTTGTAATTCAGGTCAGAGAAGATTCTGGTGAAATAACACCTCTATATAATAATAGTACTTATCAACAAAAATATTCATTAGAATTGATGGATAATTATATAGATATTTCGCCAAATGTATATGAAGTAACTAATTTTTCATTGGATAATACATTCTATTATAGTGATAAAATCGCAGGAACTGCACAAAATCAAAGTACGTTTGGTGTTTCGACTATCGCAATATATGGAAATAATTATGTTGGTAAAGTTGGAGTAGAAGCTACACTTGAAAGCACTCCAACATATCGAAGCTGGTTCCCAATTGACTTGGACAGAGTTAAAGGAAAAGTAGAATATAACGGATTAACTGGCATTGAACCATATGTATTTGAAGGTAAGTTTTTTTGGATAAGATTTGTACTAAGCAAGACATCAGGAAGCATTGACAAAATTCTCTATTCATGCTAATATCAGCCTATGAATCATCCTTTTACTCAATTTATAATCAAAACGATTCCATATGGATGGAAACCGACTTCTGGCGGATGGGTAAGTGGCAACTGTCCTGTATGTGTATTCAATGGTGAACCACGTCCTGATACAAAAAGACGTGGTGGATTCCATATTGAAAATGATATAGTTGCATATCATTGCTTTAATTGTAATTATCATTGTGGATGGAATCCAACAACTGCTATTCATAAAAAACTAGAAAACTTATTAGTATATCTTGGTGCAGATAGAAATGAAATTAAAAAATATGCACTTATGATATTTGCCAACAAAGGCGAAGCTACTGTTGAAAAATATGTAAAGCCAGAGTGGCAAAAAATAATAAAAACATGGACTCCAATAGAATTACCCAATAATTCGAAAAAGCTATTTGAGATTGAAGATATAGAAATTGACTCTCAACCATACAATTCTATATTATATCTAAATGATAGAGAGTTATGTTTTCATCAAGACTGGTATTATAGTGATTACAAAAGTATAGGAAAAGATTTTTCCAAACGAGTTATCTTGCCATTGAGATATAAGAAACAAATAGTTGGATATGCGGCGAGAGTAGTAGGAAATAAAAAACCATCTGAACCAAAATATTTGATAAATGTTCCCAAAGATTATGTGTTTAATTTGGATAATCAAACATATAATAAAAAGTATGTGTTTGTAACCGAAGGATATTTTGATGCATTGATGGTAGATGGTGTTGCGATAGGAAGTAATGCATTAAGTGATATACAAGCAGATATCATTGAATCTTTGGGTAAAAATATAATAGTAATACCAGATAAGAACGAAGCTGGAAAAAAATTAGTAAATGCTGCGATTGAACGAGGATGGGGAATATCTTTCCCACCATGGGAAAACGACATAATAGATGTAAACGATTCAGTTAACAGATATGGTAGACTTTTCACTGTTCGTACAGCCTTGCAATTCGCAGTAGAAAATAGATTAGAATCAAAAATAAAAGCACAACTATGGTGCTAAAGGAAAAAAATGTCAGAAGAATACTCACTAGATTTACAAAAGCTTTTTATAGAGTTTATGCAAAATGACCATGATCTTTTTGTAAGATGTAATAATATTACACGTCCTAGCTTTTTTGATAGACAACTAAGATCAGCAGTTCGGTTTATTCAAGAACATTCGCAAGAATATAGTAGTATGCCTTCTTCACAACAAATAAAGGCAAAAACAGGATTGGAGTTGTCAGGTATTACTGATGATATTGAATCACATAAAAAATGGTTTCTTGATGAATATGAAAAATTTTGCAGACATAAAGCTCTCGAAGAAGCAATCATTGAAAGTATGGAAAAACTTAAAAAGCACGAATATGGTGCAGTTGAACACCTTATAAAAGAAGCGGTGTCAATCGGTTTGGCGAAACAAATCGGGATGGATTATTGGAGCAACCCATTGGAAAGACTTAAAGATATACAAAATAATAAGCCTGCTATCTCAACAGGATGGAAATCTATCGACGCAATTTTATATGGTGGCTTTGAACGTGGAACATTGAATATTTTTGCAGCACCATCTGGACATGGTAAAAGCCTTTTCTTGCAAAACATATCACTAAACTGGGCATTAGATGGATATAATGTAATATATGTTAGCTTAGAACTTAGTGAAAAGTTGTGTTCAATGCGTTTCGATAGTATGCTAACAGGATACGGAACCAGAGAATTATTCAAAAACATTGATGACGTTACATTGAAATTAGGAATGATTTCAAAAAAGGCAGGAAGTTTGCAAATTGTGCAATTGCCTAATGGCATTACTGTTAACGACATTAGAGCATATGTAAAAGAATATACTATTCAAACTGGCAAAAAAGTAGATGCATTGGTGATAGATTATCTTGATCTTATGATGCCAGCTAAACAAAAAGTTTCATTAAGTGATGTATCACTAAAAGATAAATTAGTTAGTGAAGAATTAAGAAACTTGTTTATTGAAGGTGATTATCTTAGTGCTACTGCATCACAAATTAATCGTCAAGGTTTAGATGAGCCAGAATATGGAATGGGAACTATTGCTGGTGGTTTGACTAAAATTTATACCAGTGACAATGCTATTGGTATTCATGCTAATAGAGCGATGAAAGAGCGTGGTCGTATTCAAATTGAATTCATGAAAACTCGTAGTAGTGGCGGCGAAGGTAAAAAAGTTGATTTGGCATATGATATTCAATGTATGCGTATTTTAGATTTACCTGATGATCAAGCCGATGTTGATATTAGTAATAACAGTGGAATTTATCAAAAGATAAAAGAAAAGCAAAGCGGATCATTGTCTGACCAAGCTGCTGCAAAAATTCCTCAACGAATTGATGCAGATAGACTCCGTAATATATTGAAAAGAGCAGAATAATCTTGACACGGATAAATAGATATGCTATATATGGGGTAATGTTATGAGAAAAAAGACTCGATCAATATTAGAAGAGTTAGACAGTATTGGAAAATACTATGACAAAAAACAAATAATTGAAAATACTGCAAAAAATCTTATAGCAAGTGCTACGAATTTAATATCTTTGATAAAAGAAACTTATGGAGAAGAAACTTCTTCTGATCTTGAAAAACGTTTTTTTAGTAGTATAAGAACTGGCGATGAAAAGAAATTTATTAGAGGCATAAGAAAAGTAGATGAAGACCCAGACGATAGCAAAACAACCAACGTGGAAACTTGAAAATGGGTCTATGCCCAATGCTGGCGTAATACACATAAGCGACATAAATTCAACTCTACAAATGCTTGAGACATATTTAAAAATTGACTTAATTAATAATACAATTGGTAGTGTGGGAAAAAGAATATATTCTGGTGACATAGATATTGCGTTAGAAAATACCGATCCTAACTTTATTGACGACATGATAGCCAAACTAAAAACAATCCCTGAAGTAATTAATGTTAAAAAAACATCTGTCATTATGACAACTATAAAAATACCTAATTGGAATTCAAAAAAATATATAGGTGTTAATGGGACAGGATTTGTTCAAGTAGATTTTATGTTTGGACATGATGTAGATTTATTAAAGCTATTTTATCATAGCCCATTAGAAAGCGAAAGCAAGTATAAAGGCGTTTATAGAAATATCCTTTTAGGTGCTATTGCTCATTTCTATAATAGAAAATTTAGTGAAGAACTTATAATTAAAGATATACCAACATACGAAGAAAGATACTTTTGGTCTGCACAACTTGGATTATATAGAGGAAGATCATACGCAATATTATCAAGTGATAAAAATAATGTATTAAAGAAAAAGATCAATTCATCAATGCAAAATTATCTCGATTGTAGTAATACAGCAATAAAAGTGGCAAAAGAATTAAAACTTTCTGGTCCAGATAGTCTTTATAGCTTTGAAACTTTGTATAATGATATAAATACAAGATATAATAGTGAACTATTATTTCTAATATATGATGAATTTATTAATAATAGATATGTCAAGGAAATGGGAATACCAGTTGAACTACAAGATTTTATAAGGACCAAACATCATGGATTTGTCATTCGTTAAAGACTTAAATGAAAGCAGCCAATACAGAACTAGATTTTCTCTTGCAAATGTAACCCCACGGGTAATTGCAGACCATGCATTTATTGATATGATAACCTTATGGATATTATATAATGAATATGATTATGCACCAACCTCAGTTGAATACGCAAGAAAAACACTAATGTTTGGAAACTTTGATATGTATCGTCAGAGTTCTACTGATTTATACATGACCCTTCATATATTAATTTCAAAAAATTTATCTCTTGTTAAGCATGATGAATCAGCTAAACTGTTTTTTCAAAGAATATATTTAAATCCTACTATAATTAATGTATTTTTGAAGAAAATAACAAATAACTCATTGGTTTCATTATCCGCTAGACAAGTATTACAAAAATTAGAACGTGAATTAAAAATTGAAGATAGTAATTATAGAAGCATAAGACGACTTGCACAAAATTGGGGATTTTTAACAAATATTCAAAAATCATTGGTAATTACAAAAATACTTCAATTTTACAATGCTCATGCAAGCAGAAGCGAACTTATGTCAGTTTTAAGTGACTTGGCAGAAGTAAAAGGATTTATAATTGATGATGCAGATATACAAATGAATCAAAATAATGATATAACTTCTGTATCCAAATTAGCTACATTAGGTGTAACAAAATACAATAAGGAATAACTTTATGCCATTGCCTACCTCTAGAGGTGAATGGACTACCGATATTACATCTACAGAAGAACTAGACAACTTTACTGTATATACATTGGTAGACATAACCAATACTGAAATCACAGACCCAGACTTATTCGATACATTAGAATACAACCAATATCAAAATTTAAATACTATATTACAAGTTGTTGGAATGAGAACGCAGCCAATAGTTATTAGCGTAATTGCTAAAAAATCTGCAAATCTAAAAAACTTTAAATTTGGCTCACAATATTCTGGAAAACATAGTGTATGGATTATAAAATTTTCAAGCGAATATAAAGATGCATGGCTAAAAGAAAATGATCCAAGCTTCTTTTTAAAAAAAGACATTGATGGAATTGCATATATTTCTTCATTAGAAGAAACTGTAAAATTCGATGTTGATATATTTAATACTAGTTCAGTTAAATATAAAAATATATACTTTGAAAACAACAACATATAATATATAAAGTTTATTTTTGTATTAATACAAGTAAATAATGGTGGATAGATTTATTCACCATAAAATAACCGTTACTTGGAGAGGCATTATGGAATTTGATTATAAGGAATTGTCTGAGTTAAAAACAGAAATCGCTGTTATAAAAGAAAGACAAAAAACAATTGATGAACGTCTTATTGAATTACTGACTCAAAATAAAACGATGACAGATGAATTAAAAGCATATAGAGAAGAAGCGACTAGACCCAGTAAGGAATTAACGACAACATTAATTCGATCATCTGCTATGGTTATTGCTTCATTGTTTGCAGCATTGATGTCAATTATTTTTATGCAATAACTTGGAGAAATAAAATGGGAAATTTGGAAGATATCGTAGAGCTAAAAGATCAGGCTAGTGAATTTCAAAAAAATATTCATGACATAAAAGTAGATGTAGCAATAATAAAAGAAAAATACAATCATATGAATGACCGAGTTTTAAAGATTGATGAAAATTTTTCCGAATTAGTATCTACTGTATATACTATGCGGAATGAAAATACAGAACAGCATAAGTCTATGATTAAGGCTTTAATTGCAGCATCTGCAACTATTAGTGCAAGTTTTATCGGAGCAATTGGATTAATAATTTCTGTATTGTTGTGATAAATAAACTTATATAAGCATAGGAACGGTAATAGAAGATGAAAAAACCAACGAAAAAAAATAAACCAAGTGCTTCTTCGAAATTTTCTTACATTTTGAAGAAGCACTTTAATCTTGACTATACCGATAATGATTTAAAAAATGCATTAGAAAATATGGGTATTTCTGATATAGTTTCACTAGACATTGCTATCGAAAATAAAGATATAAATTCTATAAAAGAAATATTCAATAAGACTATTCAGCTAGAATATACTATACCTAATAGAGCAAATTTACCATCGGCTGCACAGAATAGACCATCTGTTTCAACTTCAAAAACTACAACTAAACCAATCGGTAGTTTGAATTCTACAGAATTCAATGCACAACAAAAATTAGATACCGAAAAAGAAAAAAAAGATCAAGAATTACAAAATGAAATAAAATCTAAAGAAGAAGAATTAGAAACTATTAAAAGATTAGCAGGAATAAAATGAGAACAATAACTGGAATCGGTGGTATTTCTTTATTTTTAAACAATAAAGAATGGGATTTGATACAAGATAAATCAGAAGTATTCTTGCGTTCATCTTTGAAAGATGATCAAAAATATCTGGCTAGTCAAATGCATAGACGAGGAATATTAACTGCGTCTAGAGTAGATGGCGATATTAAATACAAATTGAATAAAAATTAATATGATTAACATAACATATAATATATTTGAAGAATTGGTAGAAAATGCCATAAATGATATAGTTTCAGAAAGTAACTATAACAATAATTTAAAATTAGCTTCATTAACCAAAATTGAAAATGGAAATATTACAGTTGGTGACTATACTATTAATAAAAAAATTATTAGTTTATGGGGAGTAAAAAAATCATTTTATGATGTCTCCTGCGATAATAGATTAGAAGTAGAAAATATTGGTTCTAGTCTATTATTATTTAAAATATTATTAAAATTATTAGACAATCGAACAATAACTGAAAATGATCCATTGCCAATACTTAATGCAAGATATGTAGGAATTATATCAGATGCCTTATATTATAAATCAAGATTATTAAGTAATGGTTACAAAAGTGATACTACTAAAAATGTGTATCAAGCAAAATATGAAGGTTGTATAGATGCACTTCATCGAGTCAACGAACAAATTAATAAAATTTCATAAATAATAGAAATAAACATATTGGAGAACAGAAATGTTTTTAGAAGATTTTGACACCCCCGCACAACGTTTTGGAAAAATCCAAAACTATTTGAGAGAAAATTATAATTGTGAAATTGCACCCGACACTTTGACATATTCTCGCGTAAATCATTTACTAAAAGAAACGAAAGAAAAACTTTCGAAGTTAGATGAAAAGAAAAATGCAAAAGAATATGCAAAATTACAAATAATCTCAGAAGGTTTAAAGCTTTGGAAACTTGCCCCAGTGCAAACTGAATTGACTAGTCCTGCTATTAGAGAAGCATTAGATGATAGCAATATGGAAGAAGCAAAAGTTATTATTGCTGCTGAAGAAATGACAGATAAACTACAAAAAATGATTGAAGACTTGGCAGAAATGCAAGTTCAGCAATTAATTCCAATTATAGATGCAATGAAAGCAGAAATTGGAAATGCAGAAGCCAGCCAATTTAATGACGTTGTTGATGGTTCATTGGGTGAATTGTTAGATTTGGCTAAGTCAACAAAAGACAAGCTAACAACTGCTATACAAGTAGCAAGCGGTCAGCAATCAGGCAACGACATGGGTGCAGACATTAACCCAGAAGATGAATTTGGAATGCCAAGTGATATCGAATTAGGTGGCGAACCAGATCAATTCGCAGGTGACGATGCTGCAGCGGGCGATATGGGTCCAGAAGGCAGAACAATGAAAGGCGAAAGCATTAATTACATGAGTGCATTGTCTGAAGTAAAATCTGCAATGAAAAATGGAAAAATTTCTAAAGTTGCATTAGAAAATGTAATAAGCAGAATTAAAAAGTAAGAGAAATATATGCGTTATCAACAGTTAGTTATCGAATCAGACTATATAGAAAATCTAAAAAGTGAAATAATTAATTTATTAACTATTGCATCTTCTAGAGATATTAAAAGTTTGCGAACCAGCTTTTTGGTTAAAGATTTGCAAAATATGGGATTTGATGTTAATATAAATACTATACTTTCTATAATGAATGATTTAGATATAGTATCTACTGCTGACAACAAAAAAATAGAAATAGCAACAAAAGATAAAGAGAATGATCAAGAAGAAATTGATGTTCCTGATTTCGGAGAAAATAAACCATTTGGCGGGTTTGAAGATAATACAACTGACCCAATAGATGCTGCAGCTAAACGCCAAGCAACAAAGGATATAAAATTATGATTCCTTTATTCACCGCAGAAAATGCAAGAGTAAACTCGAAAAATGATTTAATAATATTTGATGAAATCGTATATATTTCTAGAGTTATAATAAATCAAAGTTTAGATGGAACTTATCAAGCCACTGTATCTAGTGGAACTACTATGACAACCACATCAGTATATTACCAATCATGGATTGGGACATCTCCTGATCGTCAAATATATGAACAAATGGCATCAGTTATACAATATTTTGAAAAACTAGGATATACTATTACTCGTAAAACAAATGCGATAACAGGTAATACTATATCTTGGTTTGTTCAATGGTAAAAAGTTCTTGACAATCTAATCAAAATCTAGTAGTATACTAATATGATAACATATAATCCACAATATAATTACACACCATTGAATCGTATAGATTCTGATAACGGCAGGAAGTATAATACTCCTACTGGAAACTTACCAAGTGTTACCACTATTCTTAGTGCAACAAAATCTCAAGAAAGTAAACAAAAACTCCAACAATGGAGAAATAGAGTAGGTGATGCCGAAGCTACGAAAATTACTAATGAAGCAGCTAATGTTGGAACAATAATGCATGGAATTCTAGAACATTGGGTTCTAGGCAAAGAACACGATCCGGGAAATAATGTAATTCATCGCCAAGCCAAAATGATGGCAGAAAAAGTAAAAGAAAATATATCACCATATATTTCTGAAATATGGGGCAGTGAAGTAAATTTATATTATCCAGATTTATATGCAGGAACCGCAGACTTAGTAGGAATGTGGAAAGGAAAACCAGCTATATTGGATTTCAAACAAACAAACAAACCGAAAAAGATAGAATATGTCACTGACTATTATCTGCAGCTTACTGCATATGCGTTGGCTCACAATGAATTATATGGGACTAATATTAAAGAAGGACATATATTAATGTGTAGTAGAGATTTAGATTATCAACAATTTGATTTATTGCCAGATGATTTTAGTTATTGGGAAGATCAATTTCTTTCAAAACTTGAAGAATATTACAATTTAACAAAATAAGATATCATAATTTTTGTGGTTTATTGCATTGTGATAGATGATATCGAGTAAACACCCTCTTATTAATTTCATTTCCGCAATGTAAACAACATAACATCGGCAAATTAGTTTGCATTTGTGATAATTTAATTTTATGATCTTCTGATTTGGGTTTACCTTCATGTAATAACTTTAATTTATGTTTTGTTTCTAAAGAAACTGGAGGACGATTTAATGCACTGTCTGATTGTTTTTTTCTGGTTTCTGAAGATGCAGATTTTCCGAGTTTTGAAGCTCTTAGCTTATTTCTGGTTTCTTCTGTTATTTCTCTGCCCTTCATATTTTCTTTATGGCTATCTGATTTTGGTTTTCTCATATTTTGTTTATGTATTTCACTAAAAGGTTTTCCGAGTTTTGCGGCACTAATTTTCTTTCTAGTGGATTCGGACATTTCTTTTGTAGTTTTAACTCCTTTTTGTATCAGACTAATAGCTTCTGAATGCATAGTTTTTATGTTGGCGTATGATCTTGCCGTTATAAATTTATTATATTTTTTTGAATAAACAAATCTTATTAATGCACAAACCATCTTTGCTTTTGGGATTCCAGTTAACATTTTTGGAAGCAATAAGTGACATATGAAATGTTCTTTTGCCGTTAGTTTCACTATATTTTTTGCATCATTGGGGTTGCCCTCTAACCAACCAATTGGTCCTTTTCTAAATCTAGAAATATAAAAACATTCTGGAATTATATGGTGTTTTTCTGTATACCCGATATTAACTCTATCAGATGCTTTTTTTATTATGGAATAATACCATTTAGTATATTTGTTATCTATAAATACCATTGCTGTTGTTCCTTATGACAATAGAATAGTTGGGATGACTGCCAAGAAAATCCGCGAACTATATTATTTATCTTTCGCTTGACATTTATTATTGGGCGTGCTATAATTGGTAAATAATAAAAAGATATAAAGGAAACTCATATGGCGACAACTAGAATTTCAAAAATAAAAGTAAGAAGTGGTCAATTAAGCGATTTGCCTGTTCTTGATCCTAGTGAATTTGGCTATTCGACTGACGAACATCGTCTTTTTATTGGTAATACAGAACTAACAGTAGGAACAGGCAATGGAACTAATAGAATATTTAATATTCCAATATCAAGTAATTTTCCACTACCAACCAATAATTTAGAAAATCCAAAGTTTTTTGTGAATGGTAGTCAACGTAGTGATATTGTTATTGGTGGAACAACTGTAACTTTTGCCACCGCACCTGTACTAAATGCAATAGTAACTATAAAATTCAATAGCGAAATAGCATTAGTAAATTCTACTGAAACCCCAAGTTCATTAGTATTTAATGCTGCTACTCCATTATTTTTAGACACTAATTTTACATTTAATTATACTATATATGATACATGTTATATAGATTATACTATTAGGTTAACAAATAATACTGGATTTAGAATGGGTAGAATTAGGTTGATGGTAGATAAAAACAATGCTGAATTTAAAATAGATGATGAATACAATTCATTAACAAATACAACAGAGATAGATTTTGATGCTAGATTATCTGGAAATTATTGTTATCTTACTTATAAAAATAATACAGTATCTCCCGCAGTTTTTAAATATACGTTTAAACTATGGAAGATGTAAAAATAAAAAAAATATATTGGCAAAGATCACCAGAACAAAGAATAGAACTATGGAGAAGATTTAGAAGAAGTTTTTCTTCTACTGATACAGCAGAAATTTGTAATGAAAGTTGGTCATGGTGGATAATGTCACCAGATGTAAATCGAACAATTGATCCATATAATCCAAATACATGGCTAACGTTTTGGGAAATGATTCAATTGGGAGAAACATGCAAATATAGCAAAGCCGTGGGTGCGGCTTTTATGATACACTATCTAAATTCTAATCTAGATATTGTTATATCTAGGGTTTATGATAAAAATAAAAACGATATATACATTACCACATTAGTAGAAAACAAATTTCTACTGCATCCTGAATATACCGAGGTAATGGAAATGAATAATGATTATGTAATTCAGGAAACGTGGTCAATTAAAAAAATATTAGAAATTATAAAATATAGGTCTGCGTAATAATATGGAAGTTTCTATTTTAATATTAGAAATATTCATCAATTACCTATAATAATTAAACATACTCCTGCACATAATAATGATGTGGGCTATAACTTTTTGGTTTACGAATATAAGGATTAATAATGTCAAATGTAATAGAATTTTCTCGCGATAAAGATACAAGGGATATCATGTCAGATGCCAAATTCTACGAGGGATACTCTCGGTGGAATGATGATAAAGGCAGATACGAAACATGGAATGAAGCTGTCGAACGTGTTATGAACACACACAGAGAATTTTACAAAAATAAGATGACTCCTGAATTGGAATCACTTATTAACGAAGCTGAAGAATTATACAAGCAAAAGTATTTCTTGGGTGCCCAAAGAGCGTTACAATTTGGTGGCGATCAGTTGTTAAAGAATCATATGAAACTATATAACTGCACAAGTTCATATGCAGACCGTACAGAATTTTTTGGAGAATATTTTTGGATTCTATTAAGTGGTTGCGGTGCTGGTTTCTCTGTGCAACAGCATCATATTGCAAAACTTTCTAACATTCAAAATAGAACTAAATCTTCAAAAATTCATGTAATCGAAGATTCTATAGAAGGATGGGCAGAAGCAGTTGATGTATTACTTTCGTCATATTTTGTTGGTGGTGGTAAGCATCCAGAATTTGAAGGACGTAGAGTATACTTTGATACATCTTCGATCCGTCCAAAAGGCTCAAAAATTAGTGGGGGATTTAAAGCACCGGGTCCAGAACCGCTACGCCGTGCATTAGATAAAATTGAATATTTGCTTCAAGGTCTAGTTCTAAAAGGTGAAACTAAATTAGCATCTATCAATGTATACGATATTTGTATGCATATCGCAGATGCAGTTATCAGTGGTGGTGTTCGTCGTGCAGCAACCATCTGTTTATTTTCAATTAACGATGAAGAAATGATGAGTGCGAAAACCGGAAATTGGTTTGCAGAAAATCCACAACGTGCAAGATCAAATAACAGTGCAGTTATTGTTAAAAATACTGCAACATACGAACAGTTTGACTATATTATGCAAAAAGTTAAACAATTCGGTGAGCCAGGATTCGTTTTTGTCGAATCAACTGAACATGCAACCAATCCATGTGTTGAAATTGGTATGTTTCCACAATATATTGATGAAAACAAAGTAAGTCATAGTGGATGGCAAGGTTGTAATCTTGCAGAAATAAATGGTGCAAAAGCTAATTCAAAGGAAGAATTCTATAAATCAATTCGTGGTGCTGCCATTGTTGCAACTCTACAAGCTGGTTATACTAATTTTAAATTTGTCAGTGAAGTAACTAAAAAAATCTTTGAACGTGAAGCACTTCTTGGTGTTTCTATCACTGGATGGATGAATAATCCACATGTATTACTTAATGAAGTAGTGCTAAAAGAAGGTGCTGAACTTGTAAAAACTATAAACAAGCAAGTTGCAAAACTAATTGGCATTAATCCAGCAGCAAGAACTACTTGTGTTAAGCCAGCAGGAAACGCATCTGTTATTCTTAAAACTGCAAGCGGTGTTCATGGTGAACATTCACCCCGTTATATCCGTAACGTGCAAATGAATAAAGATACAGAAGTTGCACAGCTTATTCGCAAAACAAACCCCTACATGGTTGAAGAAAGTGTATGGAGTGCAGGAAGAACTGATTATGTTATTTCATTTCCAGTTATTGCACCAATGAGTTCTGTTTTCCGTAAAGATTTGTATGGTCTTAATCTACTTGAAAAAGTAAAACTAATTCAAAACTCTTGGGTAGAATTTGGAACAGACGAAGCATTATGTGTTGATCCAACGGTTCGTCATAATGTATCAAATACTATTTCAGTATTGCCAGATCAATGGGAAGAAGTTGGAAAATATATATTTGACAACCGTAAAAGTTTTGCTGGTGTTAGTCTAATGAGTGCATCTGGTGATCGTGATTATAATCAAGCACCAAATACAGAAATTCTTACTGAGCAAGAAATTGTTAAAAAATATGGACGTGGTGCTATGTTTGCTTCTGGTTTGATTGTTGACACTTTTAAAGGTTTCAATGATTTGTGGGAAGCCTGCACTATTGCACAAATGGAAACTGATCACGGTGACAAAGAAAAAAGCGATGTTCGTGCAGAGTGGATTCGTCGTTATCGTAAATTCGCAGAAAGCTATTTTGATGGTGATCTAAAGAAAACAGAACATTGCTTAAAAGATGTTCATCTATTACATCGTTGGGCAAAAATTCAACAACATTTTGTTAGTATAGACTTTGTTGATGAATTAGAAGAAAAGAAATATATTGACATTGATACCATGGGTTCAGCAGCATGTGTTGGAACTAAAGATGGTTTAGGTTGTGCAATTTAATTAACTAAAGTGGGGGAGAAATCCCCCACTAATTTATGAAAGAAATATGAAAATGACAGAAAATAATTCAACTGCAATAATATGGTCAATCAATAACTGCCCATACTGTAGCCAAGCAAAAAACTTTTTAAAACAAAAAGGCATCGCATACGAAGAAAGAAATCTACAAGAAGGAACATGGTCAAAAGCACAATTATTAGAAAGTGTTCCAAATGCAAGAACAGTCCCACAAATATTTTTAGATGATAAATATATTGGTGGATATGACAAATTAGTAGAACATTTTAAGAAAGAAAATAAATGATAATTAATGTAATTAAATCAATGGACGTAGTATCGCTAAAACTCACCAGTAGTGAAGAAATAGTAGGAATGTTTGTTGAAAAAACTACAACAGGAATTAAATTGAGAAAACCATTAGCATTAGCAATGTCACAAAATGGGCCAGCACTGACACCATATTTTATTACAGGTGACGTAATGGCCGAAGCATCAGAAATGGAATTTAATTTAAACACAGTAGTTGCTATGATTAAAACCTATAAACCATATGCTGATGCATACACCCAGTCTACTACGGGACTAGATTTAAGCACTAAATCAAAATCAGGATTAATAATATAATGCCAGAAATTCATCGCAACAATGACAAAAGAGTGTGTGGAGCAACCACTATTGTAACAGGACAATCTACTGTTTATTTAAATGGTGAATTAATCGCTGTAGAAGGCGATCAATGCACCCATGCAAATGGTGAATTAAAAGCGGATACTAATACTGGTAAGTTATATATAAATGGAAAAAAAGTAGTATACAATGGAAGCAATGCGTATCCAGACAGATTTAGGCATTTAAATCCATCAGCTTCCAGTGGAAGCAGCGATGCACATGCAGAATAAGGAATAATATTATGGCAATTGCACCACAAACACCATCTATACCAAGAAAAAGTGATAGAACTAAACCTCCAGCCAATGGCAATTGCAGTGGATCAGGTGGTGGATCAGGTGGTGGATCAGGTGGTGGATCAGGTGGTGGATCAGGTGGTGGATCAGGTGGTGCTGGTCAAGATTATACTAATAGATTTAATGAAACTTCTGCACAAGATATGTATGGTTGTTTGCGAAATACGGTTGGATTAAGTCACAATCAAGCAATTGGTGCCCTAGCAAATATAAATCGTGAATCTTCTTTTAATTCGGCGGCAGTCGGAGATAATGGAAATTCTTTTGGATTATTTCAATTTAATAGACCAGCAGGTAGAGCAGACCCGTTTTTAAATGCAGTTCCTGATTGGCAAACAAATCCATGTGGACAAGCAACATATATGTTTACTAAAGACAGTGCAGGAAAAGCATATGCAGCAAGAGATTTTTCTTCTCCACTAGATGCTGCAAATTATTTTACGAATAATGTAGAAATCCCACAAGATAGAGCAGCATACACTGCACCTGGTGGGTATAATTCACAAATTGTTGATGATCTTACTACCAGTATACCAAATACTGATGGTAGCATAACTGCATAATAGGCAAGGATAAAAAATGGCAAATACTATGACCCCAATGGAAGGATTGCAATCAGTAAATGAATATCTTGATACTAGACACCATATAGATAAAAATGTGACCTCCAATATTAATGATTTTGGTAGAGTTGTTTTTCAAGCAGGATATGATTTTAGCACTAGAGAAATACTTTGTAATTTATTAGCTGGCAGAGGTTTATTATTACCTAATTTACAAATATGTTTGAGCATTAATCTAAAAGCTATATTGGGCGTAGATAAGTTACAACAACAATTACGAAATGCACTTTCGAAACTAGATACTGCATTTGACAGTTTTTTACAACATACTGGAATTAATAGTATTTTGAGCAGATTAAATTCTGCATTGGGAGAAATAACTCAAATTGCAAATATGATTAATTTTTGTGGAAAACCATTAACTCCAATATCTATTCCAAATACTTTAGAAAATGCTATGCAAAGTTTTCTGGGAAAAGGAAAATCATTGATAGATAAGATAGGATCAATTGTTCCTGATGAAATTGGTGGGTGTCTTGCATTTGACGGAAAAGATTTTAATTTAAGTCTATTTGGTGGCGGTATATTAGGAGATTTATCAGCAAATTGGGAAAGAGTAAGCACAGGTGGATTAACACAAAGTGAACTTGATTTATATGAATCAAGAATAAACGATGTTATTATAGAAGTTGATACTCTTATAACAGATGAAAATAATACTAGTAGTGTAGTAGAATATGGTGGTAGTGATTTTAATGAAGGAACCGATACTCCATTAAACACTAACCTTGGAGTTGTTCATAATCCCGAATCTGCGGGAATACAATCAAATGCAGCAATCGCTTCACAATTACAATCGCTATATAATAGATTTGCTGGATATCCCGTAATTGATTCTAACGGAACTGTTCATGACAACGTATTTAAACTTATATTAGATGACAAAATGATTGATCTATTACGTAAAAAATCAAATACAGCACAACCAGTAATTACACAAGAACCAATATATAATTATTGCAATGAAATTGTAGGATATAAAACTACATCAATTCAATCAGTTCAAGAAACTAGTAATGGTATTTCACCAGCCACCCCTATTTCCGCACCGGGATTTTTAGCCAATGGATTAGATACAAGCAATGAAGCATATGTTGCTGCCAATACCGTTACTGGTTCTGCGACAAATACTGTTGTAGTCGATTATGCTACCGAAACAGCAGAAACTACTAGCCTAACGCCAGTTGAAGTTGTATTCGCTACACCTCTTACTATTGCAGCAAATGAATCAATATTCTATACAATTACTGCAGTAGGAAGATTAAAAGCAAATGGTTCTACTACTATAATTAAAAAAATAGGCGTAATATATAGTTTCAATGGATTAATTACAGTTTCACCAGATAATATAACTACTCAAATATACGGTGATAACACTGGTATTAATTGGGATTCATATGCACAAAATGATAATTCTCAAATAAAAATTTATGTTAAGGGAGCAAATTCTACTGACATAATATGGAAAGTCAAACTTGAATACGAAAAAGTTTAACGCTTGACATAAGGTCATATTCGTAGTATAGTTACACATTGTTATTAATGTGAGAAATACGAATATGACCTTTATTACTTTTCCTTCACCTCAGTTAAATGCTGCAACAGGGTTTTTACCATCGTCGGTATTCACTAATCCGCTGCTAGTCAATAAAAAAACAAATGATATTACCGACTATCCATATACTGCAAAAGAATGGATGATAAAATATCTAAAAATTGATCCAGAATATATAGAACCAATGTTCGATTTCTTTAAAAGAAACTTGATTACATTTCATATGGAAAAATCTGAAAAACCAGAATCAAAATATCGTGAATATTTAAAACTATGCGTGACTGACCGACTACGGATTAGTGAATCTGGTATGGGTTATAATCTAGACAATCCAAATGAAACAGATGATTATAATTCATCTTATTCAAAAAATATGTCTGGATTTTTACGTTATATGATCCTTCATTTTGAAGAAGATCGCATTATAGATATTATTTCTAAAAAATATAATATTGAAAATAATACAATAAATGACATACTGAAATTAAAAAACTATAAAAAACAAATTTCTAGAAAATCATTTTTTGAACTATTAGAAAATGCTGAAGATTTAGATGCTGATATTTCTTCTAGTGACGAGATAGGGCATTTTAGAACTTTCAATATAGTAAAAACTATATTTTCTTACAATTATCACAAAAAATGTAACTTTTTATGTGTTGGTGAGCATAATTCCGCTCACTTTATAGTCAAATGCGACACAAATTTAGACAATCCTGTACTAAACTACATACAAAAAAAGTTCGATAATGAAAAGTTTGCAGTAAATATAGTTAGTGGACATATGAAAGTAGCAACAAACTTAAATGGGTTTGATTTGCTTCTGCTATCCAATGGATCGTGGATTCTTCCATAATGACTTGACAATTGTAGTTTTCATCGGTATGATGTAAGTCATACTGTGTCCCTATTGCTGCTGTGTTATGGCAGCATATTAGAAAAAAGGAAATAACATGATTGCGAATATCTTATTTGCGATTGTGGTTCAAAACTTGGCGGTCGATCCAGCCATGATTATAAATATTATAGAAACAATGACGAACCACAATACAGAAACAGAAATTAACATTCAACTTACTGAGAAAGAATTGAATTGTTTAGCACTAAATATATATCACGAGTCACGTGGTGAACCATTAGAAGGGCAACTAGCGGTAGCATCTGTAACTCTAAATAGAGCATCAGATGACCGTTACCCTGATAATGTTTGTTTGGTGGTTTGGCAAGACAGTCAATTTTCATGGACTAGTGACCGAAATAGTGACAAACCAAAAGATGAAAAATCTTGGAAAATTGCACAAAACGTTGCGATGATGGTTTCTTCGGAATATAGTCCAATTATTGATGTTACCGATGGAGCAACTATGTTTCACGCAGTGGGATCAAAGCCAAGATGGCGAAAACGATTTGAAAAAACCGCCCAAATTGGTGGTCACGTCTTTTATAGGTAATTAATAATGAAAATATTAGGAAAAATAACGTTGGCGGTTGCACTAAGCATTAGTGTTGTTGCCGCATATTATAGTATTGCTGGCTTAACTGCAATATTTGCCTCTGCCGCTATATCGGTAATAATAATGGGAACTGTTTTAGAAATTGCAAAAATAACTACAGCAGTATGGCTTCATATAAACTGGAATAATACTCCATTTTTAATGAAAACATATTTAACAACTGCTACAATAGTTCTTATGTTTATTACGAGCATGGGCATTTTCGGATTTCTAAGTAAAGCTCACGTAGAACAAACTGCAATATCTCTAGAAAGCGTGGCAACTCTTGAACAAATTGATAAAAAAATATTTGATCAAGAAGAAGCAATAAAGACAGGTCTTTCAGAAATAGAAGCACTTTCAAATACTAAAGGAGTTGCTGTAGATAATATTCAAAAACAAATTGATGAAGAACAAAAAAATATTGATAAGATAGTAGCCAGAATACAACCGTCTATAGATGAGCAAAATTCTATTATTCAAAAAATAGAAATGTTTAATCAAGATAGATTGAGCAAAATAGATTCAGAGATTGAAAAAGTTACTACCGAGTTGGAACAGTTAAAAATAGAACAAAAGAATTTGTCAGGAAACCAACCTAATCAAACAGATAAAACTATTATCATTGAAAAAAATGCAAAATTAGCAAGTTTGAAAAAGAGTTTGATAGAAATAGATAATTTATTATCTAACCAATCAAAACAAAATATAAAAACTCTACAATCTATAATAGGCGTAAACGTAGATGGTATTAATGGTACAGAAACTCGTGCCACTATTCAGTCTTATCGAAATAATTTAATTTCCGAAATATCAACTGCTGAAGAAGAAATAAAAGTTATATCGGAAACTGACTCAACCAATAAAAAAGAACGAGAAGATTTCTTAACAAAAAGAAATCTAGAATTATTATCATCAATAAAAGCATTAGAAGAAAAATTACAAGTTCTACAGACAGAAAGAACTACACTGTTAAATTCTACTGACCCCAGAATTATAGAAGCACAGAAAAAAATTGAAAATATCAGATTAACAGTTGACGATCAATTAAAACAAAGTAATGCTCTTATACAGTCATTGCGGGATGAATTGGTAAAAGCTTCAAATATTTCAGTAGAAGATTCTATATTAACTCAAAGAAAAAATATAGAATCTTCTAGAGAGGTGATTTCTAACTTGACAAGTGAAAAATTTAGTGTAGAATCAGAGTTAAGAAAATTAGAAGCAGAAGTTGGCCCAGTAAAATATATTGCAGAAATGGCATATGGAGTTGATGCTAATAAAAATGCATTAGAAACTGCGGTAAGATGGGTAATTTTACTATTGGTATTTGTGTTTGATCCATTGGCGGTAGTATTAGTTCTTGCAGGAATAAGAACACTAGAACAATCAAATTTGATTGATAAAACTAAACCAACTCTTACAGAGGAAAATATTAATACCAAACCTTATGTTAAGCGTAAGTATGTTTCTAAGAAAAAAACAGAACCTATTGTGGAGAACGAAACGCAGCTAGAAATGTCTTTTCAACCAATAGAAAAATATACAAAGAAATCAAATCCTACAAAAAAGCAATCACGCCCACCAGTTTTAATTCAAAAACCAAAACAATAAAAGGAAATATAAATGCAAAACGAAAATAGTGTATTCACTGTTACATATCCTAGCTTATATCTTACAGGATTGGATAATATAAGTGTATTATTCTTAGGAATGGATGAAAGTCAATTAGAAAAAATCCATGCGGTATTTGAACAATCATATTATGAAAATGAAATAGTATTTTATGTAACTGAAAAATCATTAGATGATGAAACAATTGCATGGGCTAACCTCATTGCACCAACCGTAAATTTTTTGGTTGTAAATACTGATAATCTAAATAGTGTTGAGGCTACTTTGGCATTTGCTATAGAAGAATATGCAAAAAATCCAAAAGTGATATACATGTCATTTAATCATGCTCAAAATGCATTATCAAAACTTATTAGCCATCTAGGAACACCTGTTATAAAAACTATGGAAGAATTTGCCGAATTGATTTCATATGTTTCTGAATCAGATGAACTATCAGGTGGCAAAGACGAAGAATAAAATACAAAATAGAGAATTTATTATTCTATTTTTAAGTCATTAGGAGTTACACATGGCAGAAATAAAAACAAAAAGAAAAACAAAAACAAAAATAAACATAGCCGAACCAAAAAAATGGAATGTAGTATTTTATAATGACGACAAAACTCCTATGGATTTTGTGATTGCTGTTTTGGAAGAAGTTTTTCATTACAATAATGAGAAAGCAATGGAAATGACCCTGCGTATTCATGAAACTAATTCACAAATAGTTGCTACTTATAATTATGAAATTGCAGAACAAAAAACTTCTGAAACTCTTATGCTGGCTAGAAATTTTAACTTCCCATTTAGAGTAGAATTAATTCAAGAATAATTAATTCTGCGTTGCAGAAAATGCATACCGACATTGCTGCAACTGCATTGGTATATTGCTACAAACCATGATATATACTTATGCATAGAATAAAAATGGAGAGTACGAATGAAATTTTTTAATTTGTTTAAAAAAGAGCCACGCATAAAAGACGAAGACTTGCTAAGAGTAGCAAAAATCGAATATAAAAAAGATTATATGGTTGCATATAACTGGATGAAGTTAAACCCCGGAAAAAATCCAGAAATGGGAGAATTTAGATAATGAAAAATATTATTACCTCTTTTATTAACTATATAAATGATTTAAAAAAGTCAGATGAACAAAAATATCTAGAAAACTCAATGGATGCCGTAGACTTAGAATATCGCCAAAAAAATATCATGAATGGAACTGCTCCATACCAACAGTATTACAATCATACAAAAAATTATCTATCAGATAATAGATATTGATTTTTTTATTATTATGTGATACTATATGATTCTATTAGGAGAAAAGTATGTCATCACAAGATTATACAAATATAAAAACGTCTGATAGAATATCAGAACTAGAAAAAAATGTAGAGTTGTTACAAAGAAACGTTTTTGACTTGCAACATCAACTACAAAATGCTTATATCAGGATAGACACGTTAACCAAAGATATGGCAAGCACACATGATTCGGATTCATAACCCAGTTGGAACTAAACTTCCTCGCAACATTATGGTTGCATGTAGTGGCGGTGCGGATAGCATCGCCATTACTCATTTTCTTGCAATAAAACATGATGTCACCGTTGCATACTTTAATCATGGAAATGAATTTGATGCTATGAGCGAAGAATGGGTTTATGATTGGTGTAAAAACAATTCAATTAAGTTTATAACTGCAAAAATTACACGAGAAAAAAGCAAAAACGAAAGTAACGAAGAATACTGGAGAAATGAAAGATATGAATGGTTTCATTCGTTGAATAATATTATTGTGACTGCACATCATCTTGATGATTGTATTGAAACATGGATTTGGTCTAGTCTTAACGGCGAAGCTAAGATTATTCCATATAGCAATAGAAATGTTATTCGTCCATTCAGAACCAATAAAAAACAAGAACTGGTAGAATGGTGTAATCGACATAATGTGGAGTATTTGACTGATCCTTCTAACCAAGACACAAAATATATGCGTAACTATATTAGAAATAATATGATGGATCATGTCCTTCATGTTAATCCGGGAATTTCAAAAGTAATTCGCAAGAAAATTATCGAACTATTGAATTTCTAAAATAAATAAATATAAAGGATTTCATATGGCACATTATGTATTTTTGCATGGAGCAAACTCAAGTAGTAATAGTTTCAATTATATTATTTCACAACTACAATTAAATAAAAAAGACTTCACTATGATTGATTATAAAAGTTCGGACGGATTTTACTTCAATCTAGAAAATATGATGAACAAATTATCAAATAAAAATAAATTGTTTATGGTAGGACATAGCTTAGGAGGAATATATGCATTGCATTTATCAAAACTAGTTGACGTAATTGGAGGAATAACCATTGGAACCCCATTTTCAGGAAGTTCATTAGCTGATTGGGCAAGATTTATGATCCCAAATTATCAATTGTTTCGTGATGTTGGTAGAAATAGTCACCCAATTATAATGGGAAAAAAAATTAATATAAATGTTCCATGGACACAATTAATTAGCACCAAAGGGCGAGTTCCATGGATGCTTGCAGATAATGATGGTGTAGTGACTATCAGAAGTCAAAAATCTCGAAACGATATGACACATATAGAATTACCATATAATCATTATGAAATAATGTGTGCCCAAGAAACCCCAAAATTAATATACCAAGAACACAAAAAAATCTCTTGACATAACGCACCGAATCAAGTATTGTATAGGTGTGGCTAATCTGAAAAGGAAATAAAATGGAATATGCTTCACTTGTTGCCGTATGTCTTGTACTCCCTATTGTGGCTCTGTTGCTTTATTCAATTTTTCGACTTTTTAAAAATAGCAATGGCAACAGTTATTCATACGAAGAAACTATCGACGAAAATGGTAATACGATTACTAAAGTGATTGACAACAATCCCGAATCAACGTAAGTTTGTCAAACTACAACAACACAACCAACAACCTATCAGGAGAACATGAATGTTCAGTCTTTTTATCGCAATGTTCTTGCTTATTGTAGCAGGAATTGCATCTATCCTTATGCGAGTCAATCACCTTCTTCCATTTCGCAAATATGTGATCATGGGGTCAGTGACTCTTGCTGCAATTTTCGTCATTTCGTCAACATATTACACAACCGATGCTGGTCACAATTATGTTGTCGAAAATACTCTTTTTGGAACAATCGACGTTTATACAGAACCTGGTCTGCATTTTATGATCCCCGGCTTCACTCGAATTACTTCCTATAAACAAGCCGCAACAATCAATTTCACCAATAATGAAATGACCAATCCTAACGAATTTACTCGTTCAGAATCGGCAGTTTCTATTGCATTTGCCGACACCTATACTGCAGATATTCCAGCAACTTTTCGTTTTAGGTTGCCAATTGACTCGACACAGATGATCAAACTTCACAAAGAATTTCGTAGTTTCGACAATCTTGTTGGTGCAGTCCTTACCAAAAGTGCAATCGACGTTATCGTTATTACGGGAACACAATACACTGGTGAAGAATTTTTCCAAGGTGGGGTAAACTCTTATAAAGTTCAACTTGTCGATCAGCTTCAAAATGGTATCTATCAAACTCGTCGTGAGCAAGTTTTGGTAGAAGAAACAGAAGTTGCGGCAGTTAGTTCGTCAAATTCGAATGCAAACCTGTTGGAACAAACAACTCGCAAAGTCTGGAAAAACGTTATCTTGACTGATGCAAATGGACAAGCTTTGCGGCTTGGAACACCACTTGGTCAATATGGGATTGAAGCAACTCAAGTCACTATCGGTAATCCAATTCCAAGCGAAAAGCTGGACGGATTGCTTGAAAATAAACGTAATCTTGTTGCAAAACGTATCTCTGCTATCGAACAATTGCAAACCGCAGAAGCAGAAGCACAAGCTGTTCAGCAAGAAGGCGAAATTGAAAAGCGGCGTCAAATTCAAGTTGCACAACGTGAAAAAGAAGTTGCAATTATTCAACGTCAACGTGAAGTTGAAGCAGAAAAGCAAATTGCAGAAAAAGAAACTGTTATTCGTGAAAAAGAGCGTGAACTTGCTGTGATCGACAAGCAAAAAGAACTTGAAGTTGCAGAAGCAAACCGTGATATCCAAAAAGCTGCCGCAGAAGCTGCTGTATTCGAAGCAACCGCTATCCGTGAAAAGGGTCTTGCAGAAGCTGAAGTTGACAGTGCAAAATTGGCTGCAAAACAAGTTGCTAAAGATATTTATATGGCAGAAATTCAGCGTGACATTGCCAAAATTATGTATCCTGCTCTTGCTAACGTGAAGATCACTATGCCACAATTCTATTCGGCTGGTGGTTCTGGTGATGCTGCTCCTACTTCTCTTGATGTGTTTACTACTCTTGGTGCACAAAAACTTCTTGAAGAACGTGCAGCACAAACGGAAGCAGTTCCAGTACAATAACAAACAAAGGCGGGGAAACCCGCCTTTTTTCTTGACTCTTGTTGCAGCAAAAAGTATACTAACTATAGAATAAAAGGAATCACATCATGACGAACATAAAAGGCGAAATGCTGTCAAAGGCGATCCATATTGCCACGAATGCTCATCATCTGCAATTTGACAAAGGCGGAAAGCCCTATATCCTCCACTGCTTTAGGGTCATGAATTATCTGGGTACAGACGATGAAGAACTACAATGCATGGCATTGCTGCATGATGTTGCCGAAGATACCAAAATATCTTTTAAAGAAATGAAAAATGCTGGAATGTCGGATAGAGTCATTGCTGGAATTCGTCTTGTGACCAAGATGCAAGGCCAAACCTTCGAAGAATATAAAGAACTTGTTATGTCTACAGTTGATTCGATGAAAGTCAAGAAAGCTGATCTTACTGACAATTCTGATATTCGTCGCCTCAAAGGCATCAGTGAGAAAGACATTGAACGCACCGTGAAGTATCAACGCTTCTATTGGGAAATTGAAGCAAAACTGAAAGAAATGGCAGAATAATCATGCATATGACATTAATTATAATGATGTGGCTTATAAGTATAGTTGGATATTTTGTAGCAAAAACCAATAAAACAACTACGTTGTTTTGGTTGATTGCCCTTGTTGCTAATACCTGCAGCCTTGCTTTGGTACTTATCATGGCTATCCTA